GTAACATTGGCATTAAACATAACTTCAAAAGTTCCACCACCAATTAAAGTAAATTCACTACTTCCTGGCATATATTGAAGCCAACCACAACAATTTGCACTATTACTCCTTAAATCTATCGTTGAAAAATTAATATTATCACTATTTGATGTTAATATTTCTGGTTGAATTTCTAATGCTTGTATCATATTTTCTCCTTTCTTATAAAAAAAGATAGGAAGAACCTATCTTATACTTAATTCAATTTAACAAATTGACATTAATTTTTTAGCAAGTTCTCTTTAAGAGTTTGTCATATTGACCTTATGCTATTAAATATTTGTTCCGTAAATTCCGTTACTACATCCACATCCATTGTTGCAAGTAAATATTGGCTGACGTCCATAAACCGGTACCGTTGGCACAGGGCAATTGGAAAGTCTGTTATATAAAGCGTCTACTTCTGCTTCTTGGCCACGTCTTAATGTTGCTGTTTGCTCAATTTGACTTGCTTGACCACGTGCGTATAACAATTCTTGTCTTAATTGTGCGATGGTGTCATTTTTGGCGTCTATTTTATCTTGACATAATTGATCAAGGATACGCTGTACAGAACTTGTTTGGTTAGCCAATATATCACGAACTCCCTCGTTTAATGCTTGTCTATCGGCACAATTTTCACTTATAATCGTGCTATTTAAGTTAGCCAAACCTAAACGATTTTCACAACAACAATCACTAAATCTTGAATTCAATTGATTTAAATTATTTTGAAGATTTAATTGATTAGTGAAGTTTTGGTTCATATCGGCAATTTGTCTATTATTAGCAGAAATTTCCGCTGTATAGAAGCCATTTGAAATATTGCCATTTAAATCAGCACAGCAATTGCATAATTGGTTACTTAAACTATAAATACCACTATTTACGGTGTCTAATTGGTTACTTAAATGCAAAGTATCAAAACCATTGTTAGTGTTTTGCATAATTTCTTTTTGTCCGTTACTTAACCAGGCATAACCATTGTCAAAAGCATTGTTTCCAAAAAAACCACCATTACCATTTCCCCAATTTCCACCAAATAAAGCAAGTAGTAAAATAATCCAAATCCAATCGCCATTTCCAAAGCCACTATTACCATAGCCATTCATCATGGGATATACAGGATATGGATAAGTTCCATTTGTAGTTGCTAATTCTACGGTTGGTTGAATACCATTTCCATTCATTTTTAGGTCCTCCTTTCTATAAATTTATATCAATGCTATTTTGCATTAATACCATTAATTTGGTTGATAATATCATCAGGTACACCATATTGTTTTGCTACATTCATTAAATTGTTCATTTGTTCTGGTGTATATTTACTTGTTACTTGTTTAAATAATTCCATTGGGTTGCTTTTGTTTTGTTGTGCTTTTTCTAACATTTGAAACATTTGTGGGTTTCTCATTTTCAACTGCGTCATTAATAAATTCATTATTTGTATTGGCATTTTTTATTTCCTTTCTTAGTTCTTTAATTTGTAATTGTAAATTTTCTATCATTAAATCTTTATTATCTTTTGCGATTATTTCATTTAATTCATAACTTCTTATTTCGCCTTTTACATTTTTTATCCATACGATAGAAAGATCATTACTAAAAAAAGGAGTATCTACATAAATTGTTTCTCGATTAACTTCATCATAAGAATTTGCATATTTTATTCCTGCATTATTCGGCGCTAATTGAAATGTTTGATTAATTGATGGTTGATGTGATGTTTTAAATTGTTCTTTCATTTGTTGTAATTGTGCAATTTGACTATCAATTCTATCGTTTAAATTTTGTTGTCCATAAGCAGGTTGCATTTGATATGGGTTGTTATACATATAATCTCCTATAAAAAAAGAAGAAGTATCATTGGCGTTTTAAACTCAATTAACTTCTCCTTTCAATTAAAGAATATAAAAAAAAGAAGATTAAATAATATCTTCTTAAAATCACTTTTTTTGTGTTAATAACATTAATTTTGTTATTTCTAATTGTTTATAGTTTTCATACTTAAATTTAATATTTGCTATTATTCTTGAAATAGTTGCTGTTCCTTGTGATGTATCATTTGCTATCTTTACTATGCTGTCATTTCTTATATATCTTATTAATACATCTTGTTCTTCTTCTGTTAATGTTACTTTATTTACAAAATCATCATATATTTGTTTTATTGCAAGTTCTTTTTTCATATATCACCACATAATTAATTTATCTTTCTTGACTTTACTTTTTTTATCAAAAAGTTATCAAAAACGCTTTTTGTGATTGATATAATATTGTATTTTTAAAATTAATCAAATTTTATATATAACAATTAATAACACTTACAAACATTTAATAACAAATAATAACATTTATGTAAAATAAAAAAAGACTTACATTAAGTCTTTTGTTTTATGAAAAATTATTTTTCTTTTTCTACATATTGTCATTTCACAACATTTATTATCTATTGCAAGTTCTTTAACCGTCTTTCCTTCAACTATTCCTTTCAACAAATTCTTTTCACTTTGTCGTAATATTCTACTTGCCATTATGTAATTATATGTTTCTGGCGAATAATCAAAATAATATACATTTCTTGTTTCTTTCATAAACTCCCCTTTTTGAAATGTTTTATATTATATCAATTTATAATAAAATGTCAATAAAAAAACAAGTCAATAGACTTGCTTCAAACAGAAAGGAGATTAAAACATAACCTCATAATAATTATACTATATTATTGTTTGTCATGCAATATATCTGTACGCTTAATTTCCCAATGTTGCATTTTTTCCATTATATTATCTACATATTCATTTCCACCTAATTGTTTATATGCTTTAAATTCGTTTAACGTATTACGATATAAATAATCTGGCATAGCCTTTACTTCATCATATAAAAAATATGTATTAGAAATATTACTTTGTAACATTGTCATTATTGCATTTTTTAAACTATCATTCTTTTTTTTGTAATTACTCACTTTTGCTATTAAAAATCCCAATAATGCTGGTATCACATAACTAATTATTGATCTAATAATTTGTTCCAACATAATTACACCTCTTATCTTATTTATTCTTTATTTCTATTGCGTCAATTACTTGTCCTAAATTACCCGCATAGCCATTACGCCAATCGTTTACATCAAAACCATCAACATAAGGAAGCCATCTGTTTTCACTTAATAAATGCACCCTATATTTATGATTATCACTCTTTATTGCAACGCCGTCAATATCATTTGGTAAATTTCCTGCATAATCACTAGCACCTCTTACAATAGGCAACCAATAACCTTTTACTTTATCATGAACCATATACTCAATATCTTCATATATTCTTAAAGCACTAACACCATTTCCAATATTTCCTGCATAATCATTTTGACTAAATTGAACTAAAGGAAGCCATTTGTTTTTTACGTTATCGTATGTTTGATAACCACTCATATTAGGTAGATCATTATGTAAATAAGGTTCTGGATTGATACGATTTTCATTTGGTTCTCTTACTTCAAAATGAAGATGTGCACCAAAAGAACGTCCAGTATTTCCCATATAACCAATTTGTTGTCCTTGTTTAACATAATCGCCTTTTTTTACATATACTTTTTCCATGTGGGCATATAACGTATAATAACCGTCATCATGTTTTAATTTAATGCAATTTCCATAACTAGCATTACCTGTCGCATTTGGGTTATTTACTTGCCCCGTTTGACAAAATACTACAACACCGTTGCTATGTGCAATAATAGGGCAAGTATTTGAATAATACTTAACCATATCTATTGCTTTATGACTAGAAGAATAATATTGCGTTATTCTATAATCATCACAATCTAATACTCTACATTTCATATTATTACTTCCCTTTTTTAGTTTTTTTTTCTTCAACTTCTGGTAGACCTGCTATTGAAGTCAATATTGATAAAATTCCTGCTAATAAAGATGTACTCGCAACAATTTTCCAATTTACTTCACTCATTAATGCACTTGTTCCAATACTTGCTATTGCCGTTTGACATATAGTTTTTATGGCTCTTATTAAAGCACATTTTAACCATTCTTTAAAATTATTTTTCATAAACTCTCCTTCGTATACTCCATTATAACAATAAATCTTGACGTGTTGGTTAATCCACTACCTGCTTGAAAATTTACCCATGAACCAGTTGCGTCCAAATAAGCACCTCCTGCATAATTGCTATCAAACGAATTAGAATTATAAGTCCAAGGTATAGTTCTCCAGGGTCCTTCTGCGTGTTTTACCGTTACCATTAAATTAACTAAATCTTCCATGTTTGAAATTCCTGTTTGTACACTACTAACATTTCCATTAACTTTAAAACATTTACGATATAATTTTTTTCCAAAAAATGTGCCACATTCTGTTTCTGTACTTGCATAAACTACTGCTTGATTTACTGCATTTTCCATATTTGTTTGTAATTGATTTAATGTAGTTTCATCTAATGCTGGTTCCCTATCATTATGAAATTCAATTTTTATCATTTGCCTTTCCTCCAACTTCCACTTTTATAAATATATGCTTCACACTTTTTCCATGCTCCACTTTTATAAATATATGGTACACAATTTCGCCAACTACCACTTATATAACATTTTATTGTTTGTCTTGAAATAGGTGTTAATGTTAATGTTCCACTTGAACTTGCTGTTCCACACGTATAAGAAGCACCTGATGTATCACTAACACTAAATGAGAAATCAACCACTTTTGTACCATCTTCATTATGTTGTATTGTTTGTGAACCAATTTTTAATGTTATAGTAGAACGTCCATCATAATTAGGAATAGTGCCACTATAATTAGTTCCATTAATTGATACATTCCAACTAATAGCACTTCCCCAACCACTCCAATTATAACCTGTTACTATTGGCGATAAAGTAAATAAATAACTTGTTTCACTTGTATTACTATCACTATTATAACTTGTTTCGTTTAATTCTAAAGTAAACTTATGATGTCCTTTACTACCATTTGCTGATATAACTGCCATATTTCCTCCTATTCATTTGAATAAAGTAAAAATACTTGTCCTTCATCTGCTGACGCTGGTAAACTTGTTCCACTTAAAATTAAACCATTAATTGCATTTTCAATGTTAGTTTGTAATTGATTTAAGTTAGTAGCATTTAAAGCAGGTGCTTGTCCATTGACGAACGTAATTTTAATCATGTTAATCCTCCATTCTCATATTAGGGTAAAGCGTATCTAACGGATATAAAATATCACTTGGGAATAAGCCATCAAAATCAGTTGCGTATCCTTCTATATCCATTACAAAGCCCCCGTCATGACCAATATTTAATTTTGTTATGTTGACTATTTTTTCACCATAGTCTGTTTCAATAGAAACAACATCTCCTATTTCTAAATAAGGAAGTCCCATTATTTTTGTTTTTATGTGTAAATTAATAGGATATGTGTTAATTATATCTTCGTAATATGTTGTCTTTAATATATTGTCTAAATCATTAATTTGTATGTAATTTTCTGCGTGTTCTCCTATTACTATGTCTTTGTATGTTTTATCTAATTTATGTATTGTTTTTTCAATATTTAAAGTAATGTTTTGTCCTGTTGTTCCTTCTAAAATTATATAAATATATCTTTTTGACTTAACTATTGTTGATACATTACAATTAGTTACATCTATATCACTTGTTGTTAATTCACTTAAATCATACTCATCACTTGTAATTAATAAATTCATTAATGGGTTAAACAATGTGCCTAACGTATTTGTAAATACACTTGAATATTCATACTTAAATGTTCCTGTATCTTCACTTGTCGTTATACTATTAATTCCATTATTTGCAACAACACAAGTTAGATCTATTTCTTTTGTCAATTTTGCTTTTTCAATTTGCATATCTTGGGTTATTGTTTCACTTATTGCACCACGTCTATTTATCAACTTAATATTATTTAATCTATCATTAATCCAAAAACCATTTTTAGTTGCTATTTGTAATTGCCATATAACATCATATAATGTTTCATATTTTCCATTTATTAGATCAATACTAGTTGTTAATAAATTATCGCTATTTGTTGGCACTATAAAATTTACGGGATAACTATTATTCAAATAAGCAAGTAATGTATTTGTTCCTTGATTATTTAATACTGCCACGTAATCATCATCACTTATTCTAAATGGTATTTTATTTAACTTATTAAATATTCCATAACCAATTATTGTTGCTGTTTTATCATCATTTGTTTTAACACTATCGTAATTGACATGGCATAATAACAAGAAATTGTAATCACTAACTTTTACATAAAAATCTATCGTTGTTCTATCATTTAATTTATTAATAACGCTATTTGTACTAAATTCATCAAATATTCCATCTTCATTATCAACTCTTATTTCAAGTTTATTAGAAGGAATAGACGTTGTTTTTACATCTATTTCCTCCAATAAACTAATAGATTTAACCGTTAATTCAAGTTCTGTTAATTCAGCATTTTCTAACGGAAATAATGTATCTTCTGGAAATAAATCATCATTTGGTGTTAAACCAATTCCTCGTGATGGATATAATGATGTACTAGGAAATAATGTTGTTTTAGGAAATACCGTCAATTCACTATATGAATAAGCATAACTTAATATTACTTTTGTTTGTAATTCTCTTTCATACGCTTTCCATTTTTCTTTTTCATTATCTGTTATACTAATCATCTTACACCTCAATAAAATTCATTGAATTGTCGGTAGTTAAAATGATCTTTAAAGTTGCTTTATTTTGTAATGCACTTTTTTTATTAATTGGTCCTGCATACATTGTTTTTGTTACACGATTGCCAAAATTATCCGTAAATCTTAATGGAAAACTATTTAATGTATATAAACTTTGTAATAATGCGATTTGCGTGTCATCTAATGCGTTCCAACCACATTCTACTTTTGCAAGATTTTTCCTTAATATATCCCTATGAAGATTGCCTTTTATATCACGATATGAATTTTCAATATGCGTATAACTTGCATTGTATTCACTTGGTGTTGGTAATTTAGTCCATGCACCATTAATATACGCTGTTAATAGTCCTTCGTCCATTATTTCACACTCACTTTCGCATTATAATTCTGTCTATTTTCTTCACTACGATATAAAGGATATGTTGCTTTTGCAAACTCATTTCCATCAACTTCAAATACATTTGGTCTATTTGCTAAATCTTGAACTGATACAATTAATGTTTCTAATAAAGAGTTAGTATATTCATTTCCTTGACTATGAATTGTTGGGTTATATTTAGCAGGCACTACTGCTTCTCCTTTATGTAATAATGCAGGGTATTCATCATAAGGTACATAGTCAAGTCCTTTTGCGTGTGGTGTGTATTTTGTATTGTCTAGTTTATTATTTCCAAAAATACTTGAAGAAGCCGTGCCATCTTTTCCCCAAGTGACTTCGGGATTTAATTTAAGATTTACATTACCGGTCTTTAAATAATTCAATAATACAGCGTCATTACTTGTTTTTGCCACGATAGATGTTACTAATTGTAATTCCGGTGCAAATTCTTCTTCGCCTAATTCCTCTAATTGTTTTTGAATACCACTTATAATAGGTTCATATTCTTCATATTCCAATTTTCCATGTAATATAGCATTTACAACACCTTGCATAAGTTCCTTAACACTACTTACATCTTTATTCCACTCATCAGTGCCTTCGGTAGTATCTTTTAATCTATCAAATACTGCTTTAAATGTTTCAGGATATTTTTGTAAAACGCCTAACCACATATCATGAGTTTGTTTGTCTAATTTATTTAATTCTTCTGTCGCTTCATAAAGATATGCTAAACCAGAAACAATAATCGCTACGCCTATTGCAATACCACCTAGTGTTGCTAAATAACCAAGTACACCGGCTAGACCTGCTAATCCTGTTCCGGCTGTTCCTGCAACCGTACCCATTGTTCCAACAGTTCCTAACGCACCCATTAATCCACTTACTTTTATTCCTATATCAAATACGGCAGTTGCTACACCTATTCCTAAAAATAAATATTTTAATTTATCCCAATTATCTACAATATAACCAAAACCATCTTTTATCCATTTTGCTAAATTTTTTAACCACGTTTGATTATCAAACCACTCTGTTACTTCGGCTACCTTTTTTTGAAATTCCTCTAATGCACTATATTGACTTGCTAAACCTGTTCCACTTGGCAAACTTAAATTAGTTATTTCATCAATTCCACTTGCTAATGTTTGCGTTTCTTTTAATGATTTATTATAATCTCGTATTCCTTTTGTTGTTACTTTTGATAAAACATTCACACCCGTTAATAATTCAACAAATTTTGCTAAACCTATACTTGCATACGTTACCATATTGCCTAAAAACTCAAAAGCAGGTGCTAAACTTAACGCTATCGCATTTTGTGATAATTCACTTTGATACATCATTTCTTCATTAAATTGGTAATAAATAGAACGATATCTCATGAATAAACTAAATACACTTCTAGCACCTAATAAATAGTATGTAAATCGTTTTATTTTACCAATACTTTTATCAAATAATGATGATAACATTGATGTACTTTTCTTTCCATCATCACCCATTTCTTTTAATTCTTTGTTGTAATCTTCTTGTTCTTTTTTTAAACTTGCTAACTTTATAAGTAATTGATCATATTCTTTTTGTAATTCGTCAGCGTTGCCTTCAATCTTACCTGCTTTTATGCCATTTATTACATCTTTTAAAGCATCTAATTTGTCTTGTATTCGTTCAATTCTACTTTCATAATCATTTGTATCTATTGTAGGCATTACTGATGTTTCTTTTTCTGCTTCTTTGCCAAAATTACGTATATAATTAGCAAGTTCTTGCATTTTCTTTTTGAATAAATTTGTTTCGGCTTCTATTTGTATTCCATATTTTTCATTTTCTGTCATAAAACACCTCTTTTTATCGCTTTATCTCTTAAATAATCTGGCATTGGTATTCCTTGTTCTTCTGGGTATAATTCTTTACATGCTTCCTTTGGCGTTGCTGGAAAATTCTTAACAAACGGACTATGGCATAAACTTGATATTTTCCATATTTCATAAGCAAGTCCTATTCGCCTATTTTCTAACGTGTCCATTAATTCTTGCAACGTCATATCATATAATTCACTATATCTATACCCTAATTCTACAAGTCTATTATATAACTCTTTTATAATATTTCGTCCATAATAATTTGTTTCTTCTTTTCTTGCGTCTTGTTTAGATATTGTTTCATCTCCTCCCATTCGCTTTTTTCTAAAAAACCACTTACAACCAATGCTTCATAAATTATATCTGTTAAAATTTTCTTCATTGAAAATCCACTATCAATTAATTCATCATATAATTGTTGTGCATTTGATAAAGAATAATTTTTATTTTCCCATTTTAATAAATATCTTAATAAAGTAATTACCATTGTCATACTTTCTTCTTGTAAATATTCAGTAATTTTCTTTTTTTTTATGTTTTCAATTTCCATAGCGTCTGCACTTGTTAATCTTAAACGCAATTCTTTTTCTTCCCCATTTTTATTCGTATAACTAAATACAAAATAATTCATGTTTTCTCCTTTATATAAAAATAAGGGAAGGGCATTTGAACCCTACCCTTTATAAACTTACATTTGTTGGTATTGTTTTTACTGGCTCATTCTTTGGTGCTAGGTGCATTTGAAATCCAATTAAATCTCCACTATTACCACCTAATATTGTAGTTTTAACTTTTGATTGAAAAGTTACCGTTATACCATTTGAATAAGTCAATTTCCAATAATAGAAATTATCAGCGTCTTCAAGATCACTTGCAATTTTAATATTTGCTGTAACACTTGGATCCTGCATGTTGAACTCAAAAGTGTATTTTTGAACGGGTTTTAAGCCGTACATAGCAGTTTCATATTCTTCATTGTCAAGATCTGTTGTAGAAATTTCATTTGGCTCTCCACCAATATCTGGTAAATTACGTAAACCATGTATTCTTGTATAAGAACCAGTTTCTGTACTTGAATATTCTAGTTTACTACCATTATACGCATGATAATTTTTTTCATAAAAATTACTATCGTCCATTTATCCTCCTTATATTATTCCATTATTAATTTCATTGTAAGTTGCATTTGCTCGCACTTGTATTTTTCGTATGTTATCAATTATGCTTACATCATTATAACTTACTTTAAAATTAATTTCTTTTAATTTGTTTTGCAATATTTTTTCAGCATTATCTATTAAACTTAAACTATCAACATCTATTGACGTCTTTAATTTTAAATAACCATTAATAGATACATTATATGTTCCATTATGTTCGTAATCATCATTTATTAAATTATTACTTAATAAATAACTAAAATATACTTTATTTTCTACTAACATATCATCAGGCACTTCGGTTCCAATTTCAATGTCATTTATTTCATCTAATTTATTTTGTATAAATTTTCTTAATGTCATTTTTCCCTCCATGCCAATTTTATATTATCTTTAAATAACTTTTTATTCTTTTCTAATGCTATTGAATAATGAGGTTGTGCAAGTGTTCCAGGATGCCAATTTTCATCTAATGTTCCTTTATGAAATGTTCCATTTTTTGAAGTAAAACTCCAATAAAAACCTAATCCAAAAGCGTTTGGTATAGCATGTTCATAAGTTCCATGTTCAAGTAAATAACCTAAATTATATCTTGTTCCTGCTGGTGCATTATTACTATATCCACCACCTAACCATGGGTCTGTTGTTGGTCCCCATTTTGTCGGTCCTACCATTAAATCACTTCCAATAAATACGGACATTTTTTTATTGTCTTTTTCTATTGGATAAATTTTAATACTTTCTTTATATCGTCCATTTCCAGGTGCAAAACTTACAACATCATCATATATATTTTGTGCCGTTTTTTGTAATGCTTTTTCTACTTTTTCATCAACAAACTTATTTGCTTTTTCTTCTAGCGAACGGGCTAATTCATTTATTGTTTTCATAGCCTCTTTATATCAACATAATATTCACGAACTGCTACTATTTTGTATTGCACGTCATTAATAAATACATAGTATAAAGAGATATTATCTTCTTTATTATCTACTTTTGGTAATAAATATGCTTCTAAATCATGTAAAGGGCTTGCAATACGTAACATTTTATTCACATCACTACCATACATAGTAGTTGTTATAATGTCTTGTAACGTATCTTTTTGAACCCTATATGAATTAATTAATTTATAATCACTAACTATTAAATTACCTGTTGCTGTTTTCTCTTTTTCTGCTTTTTTTAAATCACACTCAACAAGATTTTTTATTAGCATATCTTACGTTTTCCTTCCGTTAATAATTCTTGTTTCATACGTTCAATAGCATTATAAAATGAAGCACTTTTTCCCAACTCATTTGTAGACGTTGTTCCTTCGCCACCTCTTTGAAGATATAAAGCAATTACACATCTTTTAATAGCATTATCAATAGTATCATCTGTTATTTGTCTGTTAGTATAAGATAAGGCACTATATGTTGCCTCATCAATTAAGTCAATTAAAACTTGCTCATCACTTGTATCGTAATTATCGCCTAATTGTCTTATTATTTCTTCTAACATATAATGCCTCCTTTATTATAAACTTGCTGGTGCTTGTGCTTTTGTGCTTACGTAAATAGCATTTTTCTTATTATTACGAACGAAAGCCGTGTAATAAATCCTACCTTTTACGATGTTTCCAGAAGCAAGTGCTCCGCCATCAATAATATCATATTCAGCCAATTTAATTGCTTGGGTAGTTGCTACTTTATGTGCTACCATAAAGTTAATATTTGTAGGTAGTAATGAACTAACAACTTTTTGAATAACCATTCCATCCATATTAGCAATTACACCTTTAACACGCATATCTTGTCCTACTTCAGTTTCTAATACTGCGTTGCTATCTTGTTTTAATAATTTATAGAAGCCAGGTGTTACTACTGCTACACGTCCATCTGTTGGCACTTTTTTCTCATCTAAATATTCAGTTGCGTCTGTTAATTTTTCATAAGCATTTGATTTAGTGATTGTTACATTATATTCAGTATGTCCTGCATTATCAGCCATCTTCTTATATGTATAAGTATCAACTTCTGGAATAACAACTTCACGTAATTGTCTTGCAAGTGCAGAACCTGCATTTAAAGCCTGTAATGTTTCATCTTGATCCATTTTATCAATTACGAAAATAAAACTACGATCTTTTTCCATTGTTACTTCTTGAATAGATGTACTTAAATCTTTAATTACACCATATCTTGACATTACATGGTCATTACTTTCATCATTACTAATTGTTGCATTTCTTCCATAATTATTCATTTCTGCTGTTTCAACAGAATAAATTTTTAATGATTTAGAACCAATAAAATCATAATCTTTGTTTGTTACAAGTGATGTCTTACTCTCCACTTCAAATCTTTCATCTACAAGTGGACTAAACTTTGTTACTAAATTAATAGCCATTTTAATTTTTCTCCCTCTTATAATTCACTCATAAAGCCTTCAACATACGGATCTATTTCTTCATCAGCATCATTTTTTACATAACGAGGTGATGATTGCTTTAAAGTTGCATTTAAACTATCTTGTATGTCTTGACTTCTTATATTAGACAACATTTCTATTTTTGAATTGATAGTATCAGCATTTTCTTTAGTAAAATCAAACATATTCAAATAAGAATTTGGAATACCTTTTTCAATTAGTATTTTTGAAGTTTCATCTTTTAATTGGCTAGCATTTATTTTTCCATCTCTTTCAGCAATTTCTTGCTTTAATTGATCTATTTGATATTTTAATTGTTGTTCAACATTCATTTTAGCCAATTTCTCTGCTTCACTTTTTTCTTTTGCTAATTTTTCAGTAAATTCTTTTTCCCATTCTGCTTTTTTAGTTTCTAAAAAACTATTATTTGACTTTGCCAAACGTCTATCAAACTCTGCTTGATATTCTTTATTGCTTGATAATACCTCATCAAAAGTCAATGTTTTGTTACTTGCCTCTTCGGTTGTAACATTGTCTGTAATTTGTTCTTCCATTTGTCCTCCTCGCCCACTTATATAAATTCATACCCCATTATGTTCAACGCCCATTATGTTTTACTACTTTATACTTTGTGTTCAATTATTACAATTTAATATTAGCATTTTATTATCATAAAGTCAATTAATAAAAAAAAGACGCATTTCTGCGTCAAGACTTGGGGTTATTTAATGAAATAACACAAATAAACTAACTATGAAAAAAGTTTATATATAAATCAATTATTAGTAAAGGACAGCATTATTTAGT